CAAACTAAATTGATCATCATCTACTCTAGTACCATAAACTTCACTATAACTCAATCCTGCAGATCTTGATGGGTTATATTTTGTTCTGACTAAATTTATAGAGTTGCATCTGCTATATTGTTTCTTTTTAGCATTTACATTTGATTTAATTTGAGTTGAGATTACTGTACAAGGACCTGCTGTTGCACTTAATCCAGTGAATTGTGCACTTTTTCCTCCACTAGATAAAGTTAATGTGGCAGTTGATAAATTTTCTATAGATCCATTATTATTAATTACAACATATCTTTCCTCATCAAATGCAGCATAAACATAATCAGTTCCAGACAAACTAGGTAATGTTAAGGTTGTTCCAGATTTTACTAAAGCAGAATCACGTCTCTTTACATAAGCATTTGAATTTTCTAAGTTTACATTAGATACATTTGAATTTGCTAACTTATTGTATAATGTAGAATTTTCTGGTCTTGAAACAGTTGGTTTCAAGATATCCATAGTTTGTAAAGTATATGTTCCTACACCAACATTTCCATTACAAACATTAGTTACAGTTGATACTCCAGTTAAGCATACTTTATCTCTTGATGGTGTAAATGCCACAACTCTAGCAAATACTTCTTGAGTAAATCCATTTGGTTGGAAAGCAAGAACATCATCTATTTTTACTTGAGGTGGCCATGCTGCTCCATTTGCCCTACCTACAGTAACTATTCCTACTGTTGCGACTCCAACAAGAGCATTGAATGGTCCATTTAATGTAATTCTGTTTGATAAAACAGAATCTGCTACAAATCCTAAGCCATCTGCTACAGATTTAACATCTCCAATAGAATAATCTGTAACAGTACCAATAACTCCAGTTGTGCTGCTAATACCATTGATCACTAAATTTTCGTTATTAACAAATTTTCCAGATACTTGATATAAAGATAAGTTAGTATTGCCAGAAGTAATTGCTCTTAAATATCCAGAAGCTCCACTGCTAGATCCTTGAACATAAGCCCCAACAAAAATATTGGTTAAAGGAACTTTTGTTTGTAAATTTGTAAAAGTTTGAACATCAAATAATTTTAAATTAAATTGACTTGCTGGACTTTCATATGAAGTGTTATGATGTTCAAAATCATAAACTCTAGCATACCCAATAACTGAAGTAGTAACTGCTACATTATCTTCTAATCTTCTTGAATATAAAGATACAGTTCCTGTAGTAGTTAATCCTATCTTAGGAGATGATTTAACATTGTTTAATCTTAATAAATCTCCACCATAAAAACTAACAGAAGAAGATTTTATTAATTTAGTAGTTCTTGGTTTTGGCCAATCCACAACAGTATCATAATTAACTACTTCATATCCCTTAACATAAGATTTTCCTGGGGATACTTGTATTAATCCTAGATCATCTGATGGGATAGATCCATCATAAGTTTTTTGATTTTCTTTGTAAATTCCTTTATTGTTAATTCCAGTATTTAAAGAATCTACTGCTTTTACCTCATACGGTTTTAAACTATAGTTTCCAGATTCATCAAAAGTCCTTCTTGCTAAAACATCAGTTATAAAAGACCCTGTTGTATCTTGTTTAATTTTTCTAATTACACCATTTTCTACCCTAAAAAGTTCAATAAATCCATCATCATTTAAATCATCTAATGCCTTTTTAGCTAAATTTAAAGTGATAGTAAATCTATCTGCACCAGGAGCTGCATAATTTGAAAATCCTTGAGCATTATCATTTAAAGAAGTGTCTTCATCTGAAGTAATTATTTCTTCAATGATTTCAAGACCAACTCTATATGATGGATCTTTTTTATATTGCTCAAGGATTAATTCTTGAGATTGGACACTTACGAAATATCCTCTAACAAAATATACCCCCTCTTCAATTTTAGCGGCAGTCCCCACAGAAAATGGAGATCTTCCTACAGGATTGGCAATTTGGATAATTGGTTCTCCTGTAAATATAAAACCTTGTCCCAAAGGAAGATCAAAGTCTGCTGTTAACTCTTCTCCAGGAGTAAATTCTTCAGTCTCAAAATCATTAGCTGAAGAAAGATATTTTACATAAATTGTGGTTTTTGTTTTTTCTGATTGCTCTGCAGTAATATAATTAACTACTTTAGCTTTTATTCCACTTTCAACTCCAGTTAAAATTTTTCCTACTAATGAACTCAAATAATCTTCTACATTAATTCCCTTATAAATTGTCTCAATCTCAACACCATTATAGACTGGAATATAGGCACAGTTGCCGGGGATAACAACTCCCCCATTATTGAAAAACTTGCTTCCAAATTTTTCAATTTGATTTTGGAGAATTGACTGTAAAGTTGTTAATTCCCTTGTCTGTACAGTTACTCCTGGTTTAAATAAAACCTTATAATAATTTTTTGCACTATCAAAGTCGTCATAGTATGGAGTTTTGTTGAGATTTGTACTTTGGGGCATTTTCTTAGAATTCTAAAATGATTTTTATATCTTCTCTTTGTTCGGACGATCTTGTTACAGATGACCTATTATCAACATAAATTATGTCACCACTCTTGTTATTTATATCTGGAAATGCCACTCCTGAAGAGAATTCTTGTCCCAAATAATAATCAACTGTTCCTAGTGTGATAGTTGCCCCACTAAATGAAGTGTCTATTGGATATGAGTTTGACCCAATTATAACATTTGTCCCATTATTAAATTCATTTTGATCATAATAAGTTGCAGTTTGTATTCCACTAGAACTATCTGCATAAGTATAATCTATAGTTAGAACATCTCCAACTTGATAGGTATCAACATAATTTGTTCTAGGTTGGATATATCTTAAAACTTGGGTTGTAGAATCAAAGCTTACTAAAGTTCCTCTTCCATTTGTTGATGATTGTGTCATTAAAGAATCTAAAGGTTCAGTTATAGAATTTGTATTCATTCTTATACCAAATACTCCAGTTCCACTACTTTGAGTAAATGTAGAGTTTGTGGCATATGTTTGGATATTTTTCACTATTCCAATTCTAGAAAACTGGTTTCCTACAATAAAGTCTGGATTAGTAGCATCATTTTCAATTCTACTATAAATTAAAACTCTAGTTGCACCAAGTTCATTATAAACATCTTTGCCATGTCCACCTGGAGGAGGAATAATCACATTAAAGATTGCTTTTTCTCCACCAATAGAAGGAAGAATTGAATCTAAATCTAAAGTTGCATATGTATATTCAAGACCTCCAGAAGTTACAGTAACTGAGACTGGCTTTGATTCTTCATCAAAGGTTACACTAGCCTCTCCTCCAATTCCATCACCTTTAATTGGCACTCCAGAAAGTGTTCCAACATAATTATATTGTGCTTGTTTTTCTACAAGAATAGTTTGAATTTGTCCATTAAAAGCATTATCTCTAATTCTAGCAATTTCTGCATTAGTTGTAGTTGTCCAATTATTTGGAACTGCAACATAATTTGTTGCATCAAATTTCAAAACATCAGATGGGTTTAATGTATACAAGTATTTCCAAACATATCCATCACTTTCTTTTCTTGGAGATATGTCAGTGTGAATAGGTTCTTGTGTTGACACTACCCCTTGATTTTGATTTGATGGGGCAGATCCATTATTCAAACAAATATAAACTCTATAGTCTTTATTAATAATGTAATATTGTGCATCATATAGTCTTGTTGCAGAGGCAACTGCAGATACATTGTACACACTATAATCATGCCTATACATGTCATACTTTCTTCCAGTAACCCATTGTAGTTTTGGAATTACTCTAATGACATCAGAGGAATTGATTTTTTTGACACCTAAGATTGTATCTTTATAAGAATTTAAATATAAATCATTATCAATAGGAGATGGTTGACTAGCATCCCATCCACTATCAAATGTTGTTGCATTTGGAAGACCTACAAAAACATAATAGTTTCCAATAGCAATGTCATTAATAAAATTATTACAATTTAATAATCTGAATTTATCAGTAACTATTGCTGGCATTTGTTTGTGCTATTTTATTGTTATTTATGGGTTCTTTCTATAGAAAGTCAAAGGTCTTACATTTGTGCCAGATGGAGAGGATGAAAATGCTACTGGTCCAATAAAAACATTTGCTCCAGTAGAAATGCCAACATCAGGAATACCTATATCAATAAAACTTGCTCCTATTGCAACTACAGTAGTTCCAACAGAAACATAAAGAGATTCAACATAGTCTCCAATTTGCACTAAAGATCCTATTCCAGCATTAGTATTAAGTCCTATTATATTAGTATTAACTCCAATAAAAGTTCCTGAAGTTGTTGTAATTCTTGCTGTTTGAACTCCAACTCCAGGATCTGCATCATAAGTTAAAGACAGAATAGACATGCTAGTTATCCCTGCCTGATAAGAATCTCTAGTTTTAAATATGTACTCCCCATTAACTATTAGATCTGATTTTTGTCGAGTCCAAGAAACAGATCTTCTTTGTGAAGATGAGTTTGACAATCCTCTATCAGAATAAACTTCTGTTCTTACAGTATCTGAGCTAACTACTCTTTGTGCTGTTCTTGTTTTCTGTTCTAGTGGAAATTGACTAAAAATATTTCTTTGTATTTTTAATTTATCTCCTTCTTTTACATCAGTCTGTGGTTGAGTGAATTGAGCATCTCCAGTAAATCCTTCATAAAAATAAACTTTAATTGAACTTCCTAAAGTTGGTGGTTCTGTAAATTCTAGTTGTGATCCTCCAAGAAATCTGTATGATTGTCCTGGAATTTGAAGAACATCATTTACAAATATCAATAAATTTTGTTCCAAATCTATTTCTGAAGCTGGGTTTGATTCAAAACTAGTTCTTTTTATTACTACCCCTGCTCCAGTATCAACCTTTTCAAATAAAGTAAATATTGTTCTTTGACCATTTACTTTGCTAGTCAAATCTTCAAGTTTTCTGATGAATCCAACATTCCAAGCTGAAAATTCATCTTTAGATACTTCATTAATTGTTATATGCAATTTATCATTAGTGGTTTGTGTTGAAACTCCTAATACACCACTTGGCACTAAAACTTCTCCAACTTTGTATCCATATCCAAAATTTGTAAATAATAAATCGCTTATTTCTCCAAATTCATTAACTTTGAGAGATATAGATGCTCCAATACCAGAAACAGATCCTGTTAAAGGAATATTATCATATCTAATGGGATCATCTACTTTAACAATGTAATCATATTCATACTTAACCACTGGAACTCCTGCAGTATGAGAAGTTCCTATCGTTCCAAGTTTCCCTCTGGAAGTTCCTGTTAGTGCAGTAGATCCTATGCCAGTATATTTTAATATTTCATTTCCTATAGAAACTAAACCTGGATTATTTACAGTTACAGGATTTCCTCTAAATGTTATAAATGCTGCAGTTGATGCAACTGCTATTGGAGTTCCATTAGGATCTAATGTTGCAATAGAATTGGTTAGTGTTGATGAAGTTCCATTATATAAGTATCCAGATCCTCCTGTTATTATCCCAACTCCAGTTACAATTCCCACTGCATTTGGATATGCTATACCTAAAGCTCCAGATCCAGGTATTTCTTGATTATCTATTTTAATATAGTATGTGGTTATTCCAGTTCTGTATCCAGATCCTTCATCTCCAATAATTATATTAGAAATTGTTCCTGCTGCTGATACAACAGCAATTCCTTTTGCTGGATATTGAGGAGCATAAAGACTTCCACTAGTGGTTCCATAAGAAACTATAATTCCTCCTCTGGGAAGATTTTTAACATTTACATCATAAGATTTGGATGCTCCATATCCTACAAAATCTATATAAGTTTTGGCATTGGTTCCTATACCAGTCTCCCTATACTCAAAAGCTTCTTCTGATTCTGGATATTGAAATACGTTATTAAGCAAAACTATTCCATTATCTGAAGATATTCCTACAGTGCTTACTCCACTTACTTTTAATTCAAATGAACTTGCAATACCAGTAAACTGTTCTGATATATCATCAAATACATAATTTCCTGCATAATTTGATCTTAAAAATACTCTTCCATGGAAAGAACTATTTTCATTGGGGAGAACTAAAAATAGTTGAAAACTTGCCACAGGGAAAGCATTACCAGAATTAGTAGAAAAATCTAACGGAATATTATTATATGCATTGAATAAAGTAGCAGCAAACTTAAATGTATTGTTAGCACTTTTGATTAAAAAGTAAGCTCTTCCATTTTCTAATTCTACTGGAGGATTTTCAGAATAAAATACTGCTTGAGTTCCAGTAATAATATTATCATTTCCAGTAAAATAATTAAAAGATTTATCTGCAAAATCTACACTACTAATTGGAATGGTTAAATTTATTCTTTTCCCTTCTAATGGAGCTTCTGTAAAATATATTTTATCTCTTATAATATTATATTGACCTGACAATATTTCTGCGGGGGTATTGGTTATTATTCCAGTGAAATTTATAGTAGGAGTTCCTAATATCTTATCTCCTCTAGAAATATTAATTTCTTTAGTTGTATAATTTATAGAAGAAACTTTTGCAATTTCTTTGCTAGATCCTGAGGTAAGTCTAATTAAAGTTCCTATCTTTATATTTTTTAAATTTTCTAAAGTTAAAGAAGTACTTGTATATGTGAGTATTCCTACTGTAGATGCAGCTGCTATTGGAGCCTGAATGATGTTATCAATAGATATTAAACACTTTGAATTTTGTTTTTCTGCGGTAAGAGTATGAACTGATCCTAATCCTGTTGTGGTTATTCCAATATATTCCCCAGCATATGCAAGAGTGGATGCTAAAGCAACTCTTATATTATCTTTATCTATGACTATTGGATAAACTGTGTTTGGCAAATAACTGCTAAATCCAACATTTCCTGGACCATTAGTTTGAATTCCAATAGAAGTTCCACTGCCAGCACTATAGGTTAATTTCTCACCAGTTTTAAAAAAATGATCTTTAATATAAATTTTATCAGAGACAATTCCTACAATCCTTTCGCTTGAAGCATTAAACTCTTTATGAAAAATTGGCTCTCCATTATGTTTTAATGGAAAAGATGTT